TACGCATTATGCGCAGGCGGTTGATATTTTTAACAAAATAGCGGGAGCCACCCAGGATGCGCACCAACAGGCGATACACGAATCGCATCCGCAAACTGTTGAGATACAAAAAGCAATTACCCCTGAACGCTGCGCTCATCTGCCTGTGCCTACTGCCGCTGTTAACCGGTTGCGTGCACACGCCGATAAAATATCTCCCCGTACGGCCAGCGCCCATTCCCGCCACGCTCCTGGATGATTGCGCTTTGCCGGTGATATCGGAACACATGACTTGGGGCGATAGCCTGATACTCAATGAGAAATTGCTGCTAGCACTAGAGATGTGTAACCAGGATAAAGCGGCGATAAGGCGAATTGAAGAACAGAAAAATGATAGTCGAAAATAAAAACTAGACAAAATATCTACAGAAATGCACCCGTCTTCAACATAAACATTTTATGGAGAGACATCGGCCAAATTTTTGGCTGATGATATTTACAGTCAATCTAGAGACTAAGTGATGGTCAGTAAGAAGAAAATTGGACGACCAAGTAAATTAGCCGTGAGTCTTGAAAAGGCCAACGATTATTTAATGGGTGAATACAAAACCGTGGGGGATGTTGTACCCAGTGTGGCGGGTTTAGCCTGTTATTTAGGGATAAGCCGGTCTACCGCACAGGAATATGCCAAAGAAAATAGCGATTTTTCGGGCACGTTAGCGGCCATAAAAACTATCCAAGAAAATAGTCTGATAAATAAAGGGCTTACGGGTGAATTTAACCCAACGATTGTTAAGTTAATGTTATCTAACCACGGCTACGCCGAAAAACAAGAAACCGCCCTTACGGGTAAAGCGGGAGGGGCTATCAAAATTGAAACATCCCCTATGAGTACACTATTTGGGACATGACAATGGTTAACCCGGTCTTTGAACCTTTCATTGAAGCGCATCGCTACAAGGTCGCTAAAGGTGGGCGAGGGAGCGGTAAGTCATGGGCGATAGCGCGGTTGCTCATTGAGGCGGCAAGACGCCAGACGGTTCGTATACTTTGCGCGCGTGAGTTGCAGAACAGTATTAGCGACTCGGTCATCCGATTACTTGAAGACACGATTGAGCGTGAAGGGTATGGCGCCGAATTTGAAATCCAGCGCTTCATGATTCGGCATCTTGGCACTCACGCTGAATTCATGTTTTATGGCATCAAGAACAATCCAACAAAGATTAAGTCATTAGAAGGGATTGATATTTGCTGGGTTGAGGAAGCCGAGGCTGTGACGAAAGAGAGTTGGGATATTCTGATCCCGACCATTCGAAAACCCAATTCTGAAATATGGGTGAGCTTCAATCCTAAAAATATTCTTGATGATACTTACCAGCGATTTGTTGTAAATCCTCCGGATGATATCTGCCTACTGACCGCCAATTACACTGATAACCCGCATTTTCCTGACGTACTCAGATTAGAAATGGAAGAATGTAAACACCGTAATCCAACGCTTTACCGTCATATCTGGTTAGGTGAGCCCGTCAGTGCGAGTGAGAGGGCTATCATCAAACGCGAATGGCTGGAAGCGGCTATCGATGCCCATAAGGTGCTTGGCTGGAAGGGGAAAGGGGCAATGATTGCCGCACATGACCCATCAGATACCGGCCCAGATGCGAAAGGCTATGCAATGCGCCACGGTTCAGTGGTGAAGCAGATATCAGAAGGCTTACGAATGGATGTTAACGAGGGTGCTGATTGGGCGACGGAATTAGCCATTAGGCAGGGCGCAGATCACTTCCTTTGGGACGCTGATGGCCTCGGCGCTGGACTTCGTCGACAGATTACGGCCGCTTTCGAGGGAAAAAAAACCGTTGTTACCCTGTTTAAAGGAAGCGAATCACCCTTCAATGAAGAGGCGGCGTATCAATCCGGCGCCTGGTTTGATGAGGTTGTCGAGGGTGACAATATTCGTACCCTGGGCGATGTTTTCCGAAATAAACGCGCACAATTTTATTACACGTTGGCAGATAGGCTTTATCTCACGTATCGTGCTGTTACACAGGGTGAGTATGCTAACCCTGATGACATGATAAGTTTCGATAAAGCGTGCATTGGCGAGCCGATGTTAGCGAAGTTATTTGCGGAGTTGACCCAAATCCAACGAAAATTTAACGGTAATGGGAAGCTTGAATTAATGACCAAGGTTGAGATGAAACAAAAGCTGGGTATTCCATCGCCTAACTTGGCAGACGCGTTAATGATGTGTATGTATTGTCCAGTCCGTCCAATTATCCCCGATTATACGCATTACAGAATACCTTGTGGTGTAGGTTGATATGACTAAAAAAGAAAAGATGACCCGTCAGTTGGCAGACTGGCACAAAAAGGTTTTGCGTAACTTTGATAAGGCCTATTCCAACACGCAGAGTATGCGAGAGCAAGTGGCCACTGCCCAACGATTTGTGAGAGTGTTGGGTGCGCAATGGGAAGGCAGCACGAATGCGGGTTATTCATTTGAAGAAGGTCGGTTTGAACATTACCCTCGATTCGAGCTAAACAAAATAGCGAGAGAGTGTGACCGAATTATCGGTGAATACCGACAAAACAGAATTAGTGTTAAGTTTCGCCCGAAAGATAGTGAGGCATCAGAAGCGTTGTCCGAGAAAATGAATGGGAAGTTTCGTGCAGACTATCAAGAAACAGCAGGGGCAGAAGCCTGTGACAACGCATTCGATGATGCGGTTGTTGGCGGGTTTGGTTGCTTTCGGCTGTGTGCTGATGATGAAGATAAAATGGATCCGAATAATGAACAACGGCGAATAAGTCTCGTGCCCGTATATGACCCTGCGACATGCGTATTTTTCGACCTGGATAGCAAGCAATACGATAGAAGTGATGCAATGTGGGCACTTGAAATGTTCTCTATGACACCCGAGACATTTAAATCAGCGTACCCAAACGCAAACACAAGCAGCCTGAGTCGTGATGACACGGGAACACAATACGATTGGTCATCGCCTGAGGCTATTTATGTCGCTCGTTATTATGACGTCCGCATAGAAAAGACAACGGTCAGCATTTGGCGTAATCCCATCACGGGGGCGACGGCTATTTATGACGCTGAACAGATTAAGGACATTGTCGATGAGCTGGAAGAGGGCGAATTTGAGTTAATCAATGCGCGTGAAGTTAAAAAGCGGCGCGTTTATTGTGGCTTGTTATCCGGGGCAGAATGGCTTGAAGAGCCGAAGCGGATCGCGGGTGAATATATTCCGTTGATCCCGGTTTATGGTCGCCGTTCATTCGTTGACAACCAAGAACGTATCGAAGGTCATGCCGCTAAGGCAATGGATGCTCAGCGGTTAGAAAACCTGATGGTATCGATGATGGCGGATAATGCGACCAAAGCAGGTGGCGACGGGATCCCTATCGTAGACGTTGATTTTATTCCTGCCCCGCTAATGCAACATTGGGAAACCAGAAACAAGAGCAGACCGGCCTTTCTGCCGATGACGAGTTTAAAGGATAATCTGGGAAATGTCGTCTCACCGGCTCAAATCAGTGGTTATACCCCCATCACCGACATGTCTCCGGCGCTGGCTGGATTGTTGCAGTACACCGGAACCGCTATTCAACAAATCACAGGGGCTTCTCAGTTTGAGAATATACCGAACAATGTAGCGACTGAAACGGTTGATAGTATTTTTAATCGGATGGACACACAAAGCTATATCTACATGGATAACATGGCTAAATCCATGCGGTGGACGGGTGTTGTCTGGCTGTCAATGGCCAGAGAGATATATGGTAGCGATACCCCGATGCGCATTGTCAATGAAGACAATACTGACGATGTGACATTGATGAATGGTGAGGTATTCGATCGCCAAACCGGTCGACAGGTTGCGTTAAATGACTTATCGCAAGGAAAATATGAAGTCACTGTTGATGTCGGTCAGTCATTTGCAACGCGGCGAGACGCAACCGTTAAATCATTAACTCACCTTTTATCGATGGTTCCACCAAACACACCCAAGCATGACCTGTTAACCTCGATAGTCCTCGATAATATGGACGGTGAGGGGCTTGATGATTTGAAGGAATACAACCGCAAGCAACTGTTATTGTCTGGTGTTGTTAAACCAAGAACCCCCGAAGAAGAACAGAGGGTTACCCAGGCTCAAGCAGCCCAGCAATCACAGCCTAATGCCGAGATACTGGCTGCTCAGGGTGTTTTACTTCAAGGGCAAGCGGAAGTCATCAGGGAGGAAAACAGACGGCTTGAAATTCAAATAGAAGCCGCGAAAGTGGAAGGTCAAAACCAACTCAACGCCGCGAAAGTGGCCGATATATTTAATGCGATGGATTTAAGCAAACGCAAGGAGTTCAGGGAATTCTTAACCCTGTTTAGCACATTCCAGCAAAAGCAAGGAGACAATGCCCGTGCTGATGCGGAATTGATGCTAAAATGGGTTGCCCAAAATCATTCACAGAGCATGGATATCACAAACACTCAGAAAACAACCCAGCAACAATCAGAGCAGTAATCACATTTAATCACGTTAATCGCTGTCTTTATGAAGCCAGTCATTCTATTGCCTTCCGATGGGCTTATATCGAGTAAATTTAAGGGGTAGTTATGTTAGATACGGCAGAAAACACACCAGAAATAAAAACGGATAATGTGCCACCCGATGTAGACACAGATGAAAACGCGTTAAATGAGGGGCAAAAAGGTTCAACGGATGGCGAATTACCGCCAACTGAGCGTGACCATAAGCCTGACGATGATTCAGAGCAAGCGTTTTATTTCGGTGATGAT